GGATGATCTTATAATAACTTGTAGATCAGATGCTGCAAATATTTTAAAACCATAAACAAAGGTGTCATTACTACCATTGCCTGAATATGAATTTTTTACTGTTGTTGATGATATTGTCATATTATTCCTCTATATATTCATTTTACTTTCTAGGCAACAATTCTTTTGGTTTTTCTTCTATGTCAAAAGTTGTCTTTCTAAACCCATATTTCTCTATTTGAGCATTTTTAATAGCTTCTTTAACTTCAGGATATTCTTGCAACATATCTTTTTTAGCTTCTTCTTTATATTTTGAAAAAATTTTTTTAATAGTCATTTCTTTTCCACCATCAAAATTTTCATTTCCTTCTTGCCTTCTTTGATAACGAATAGAATCAAAAGTTCTTTCTAATTCTTCTTTCAAAGTTAAACCTCTTACAGTTGTTTTTCCTATTCTTTCAACCCAATAATTATGAGCTGATTGATTGTTTTTTTTATAATCAATTAAATTAACTATTTTTAATATTTTTTCTGGAGGTTCAGTAACTGATTGTATTTTAAGTCTTGCAAGTTCTATCCTTGCATTATCTTCTTTTACATTAGATTTTCTTCCAACTAAAATAGGTCCTTGAGTTGCAGATAAATAACCATCTGGAGTAAAATAAACAGAACTAGCTGTTCTTGATATTGGTTCACCTGTTAATAAATCTCTTGCTGGTTCTAAATATTTTGTTTTGTCAAGAAATGGAAATTTTTTAATAATTTCATCTACAAAATTTCTTGCTTGTAATAATTCTTGATCTGGATTTGTTAAAAAAGGAATACCATTAGATACAAATGCTTGGTAAGGAATTGCATTAGCAATTTGTTTTCCAACATATTGAGTTAAAGTTTCTGGTGTAAGATTTTCTGCTAAATTAAAAAAATCAGAAGTACCACGAAGATAAGATTTATTAGCAGCAGATTTCATAGCAGATAAAATTGCAACAGCTATCATATTTTGTTTATTTTCATCATCAATATTAGCATTATTTTCTGCTATATCTGCAGCAATACCTAAAATATAATAACGAGGATCATTACGATTATATTGTTTATACGTTATTGTTCCATCTTTATTTTTTTGTGCAATAGAATATTCTTGCCATCCATTTTGTTTCCATAATTTTTTAACATTATAATTATTAGGACCTGATCCAGTAATTCTACGATAAACATTACCTTTGCTATCAGTAACATCTGAATTTACTAAATGATAAGCATATAAACTTGCGGACACTCCAAAAAATTGCCTTCCTAAAACATCTGCTCTAGCTCTTCTATCTCCTGTTTTCCATAATTCTCTCATAGGTTTTGTAATTGATCCAAATACAGGAATTCTTTGTTCAAAATTTCTCCATAAATTTGTAGGAGTTCTTACAAAAGGAGCTAAAAATCTTAAATAAGGAGCATCATTTAAAAAAGTTTGTACAGCTTTACCAATATTAAAATATCTTCCATCATCTAATGGATTAGTAAAAGTAGAAACTCTTGCTTGTTCTAATGCTTTTGTAGCAATGTCATTTTCTTTAACATTTGCCATTCCATTTTTATCAAAACCTTCTTTAAATATTTTAGCTATATTGTCTTTACCTTCTTTGCTACTTACTTTAAATCCAAGCTCTAATGTATTTTCAACAGCTCCAGCGTATAATCTTCCACGATAATTTATTTGTTTAAATATTTCATCTGTAGCCATTAATAATTTTGTAGGTAAACCTACAATTTCTCCAATAAAATCTATACCACTTCCAATTTTTCCATTAAAACCAAGATTAGAACCACTAATAGGTTTTATAGCTTTTCCATTTACTATTTGTAAATTATCTTGAGTTCTAACAAGAGGATCAAGAACCGCATCTCCTTGTCTTAATGCTATTCCAACAGCTTGAATAGTGTCTTTAAAATTATGAATCATTCCTACATAATGAGAAAATCCATATCTTATTGTTTGTAAATCTCCTCGTAATGCAGCACCACTTGCTACTTCAAGAGGTTTTAATAATGCTTCATAAGCATTACCTAATGTATTAACTATAAAAGTAGGTGTTCCAGATAAAATAGAATTTATATAAAGAGAATTAAATATATCAATAATTTTACTAGATTTAGATTTAGCAACCTCATTAATAACTTCTTCAGGTTTCATGTCTCTTATTTTTTTTGCCATTACAGCAGGGTTAGCTTTAAAATTTTTAAAAATACTTGCTACTTTTTCCATGTTTAATGATTTTCCATCTGCTGCTGCAATTTTAATTTTACCTGCTTGAGTGGTTCTAGCAGCTCCTCTAATTTGATTTTTTAAAGAAACAAAAACTTCTTGTATGACTTGTTCTCGTAAAGCTAATTCTTCTCTTGATTTTTTTGACCAATTAACAGCATCTTCTCCAAATTTATCTAAATATTTTGCAGAAGAATCTTGAAAATCTTTTGCAAGTTTTTGTAAAACTGACTTATAAGTAAGCATCCTTACTGTTGCTTCTTTAGCTTTTACACCTTCTGAAGTCATAGCTGATAATATTTCTTTTTGATTTCTACTAGCTAACAAGGCTAACTCTGATGCAGTTTCATTAGCAAGAACATCATTTTCTAAAAATTCTTTTGTAACATCGTCAAAACCATTATCTACTATATTATCAATAGTTCTAACAACTTCATTTCCACTTTTAAATGATTTAGTATTTAATATTTTATTAATCCAAAGTTCAGAATCTTTTTTAACACTTGCTTTAGATTTAGTAATAACTGTTAATGCTTTTTTAGGATCAATAGCTTTATTATTTTCTAAAGCAAACTTTCTTAATCTTTTTGTTTTTTTTCCTTGTTTAGCATCATCTATAATTTTAGCAGATTCTTTTTGAATTATTGCTCTTTGTTCTAAATTTTTAGTAGCTTTCATTTTTTTATAAGATTTAATACCAAAAAAAATAGCATCATAAGTACCTTTTAATCCTCTTGCTGCTAACTCACCTCCACCACCAAGAAACATTCCTTCAAGTACATTTTTTAATCTACCTTCCATTTCAGTATCATTCTCATCAGTTGCTAAATATTGAGTTACTGCATTATTTAAAACAGGACTATTAAACTCAACTAACATATCTGACAATCTTCCTTCGTTGGGATCAAAAACAGTAAGGTCAGCTATAGCACCTGCTGCAAATGCTTTAGAATAATTTTTAAGTGTTGTACCAGTTAATCCAGCTCCTTTTAAAAATTTAGCTGGTCCTGCAAATCCTGTAACAAACCTTGAAACTCCTTCTGTCATATTTCCTGCTAACGTTTTAGGTTTATGAAAAACAGGTAGTTGTCTTTTTTTAGAATATTCCTCTGCTTTCCATTTACTAGGTGAAATAAACCTAGGAATAAAATCTGTAAAAGTTAATTTACCTAAAGTTTCAGGATCGCCAAATTCTATCCCACCTAATGATATTATATTTTCATCTATAAAATCAGCTTGTTCTTCAACAGCATTAACAACTCCTTGTGGAATAGATATAGCCATATCTTGAAGTGTTGTCCAAAAATTAAAATCTTTTTCATTGGGTTTGGTAACTAAGCCAGAATTTACTGGTTCTATTTTTATAGTTTCAGCATTATTTTTACCAAGTAATTCTAAAACTTTTGGCGAAAACTCAGATGACATATTATTATCCTTGTGTAATTATTGTAAATTGATTTTGTAAAACTGGAAGATACTCATTAATAAAAGATTTAACATCTCCTTTACTCACAGTATTTCCATCTTCATCTTTACCTTTAATTGTATAACCATTAATTTTTGCTAATCTCTCATATTGTTCTAATGTTGTTTCATCTAATTTATTTTCAGATAATAATAACATATCATTAACTACTCTTTGATATTCTGATTCAATATCAAATGAACTTTTATTTAATATATTTGATTCTAGTGTAGCTATATTTCTATCTTCATAAATATTTTTTAAAGAATAAACTAATGATCTAGCAAATTCTTTTTTAGTTTCTAAGGAAGCATCTGAATTAATTGATAAATATTTTTTTATTTTTTCATTATATTCAGATTCTATTTCAGCAGCTGCTATTCTATCTTGTAATACAGGGTCTGAATAAGGATCGGCAATACTTTCAGTTAATGCTTTTTGTAAATCTTTTGAATAATCAAAAAATAATTTGTTAGATTGTCCTCTTCTTATTAAAGATTCATGTTGTAATTGTTCAACTAATATTTTTTCTTGTAAGGTATTAATTTTTACAGACAATACTCCAGTATCAACTTTATAACCATCAGATCGTTGAAAGTTTTTTAAATTATCTATTAGTTCTAATGCTCTAGGGTAATCAGCATTAGGGTCTCCTTTTATAGTCAAATCAGATATTTCATTGTTATAAGCATTAAAAATAGCTTCACCAAAATCACTATTATTTAAAAATTCATTCCCATTTAAAGAACTATCTAATTTTTGAATTTGTTCAGAACCATTAATAAAACCAACAAGTTGATTCATGTCAGCTATTAAAAAATTTGCTTTTGCAGCTTTTAAATGATTTTGCAATACGTTGTCAGGTAAATTAAAATCTGTAGCATATTTTTTAATTATATTTTCAGTTTGATTTCTGTATTTAGCTTTTATAGCAAATCCTGCAGCGGTGTCGCTTACAGAAGAATATTTACTTAATATAGAAGTAATTTTATTATTAACATTAGTTAAACTATTTTTTTCTAATGCTTCAAAAGAATTTTTTTTTAAAAAATAAATATTTTCAGAATTATCTATATTAATTCCTGACTGAATTAATTGTTTAACTCTTCTATTTTTTGTTGACAATAATTTTTCTTGTACTAAAGGAGTAAATTTTTTTTTATAATTATTAATAGAATCTTCTTCACTAATATTATCTTTTTGTGAATAAATAATTTTATCTGATTCAGATTTTAATTCTAAAATACTTTTATCGGCAATTAACTGTTCTTCTGTATTTCTTCTTTTAATAGCATAATTGGTAAGTTCATTAGCAGCTGGAACTAATGCAGCAGCTATAGTTGATCTAGGAGAAACTTGAATACCTGTTTTAACTCCTGGTCCTTCAGCTGTGATTCTTCCTTGTGTATTGTATGTAGGTATTTTAGGCATAATTATCCAAACGCTTTCAGTAAACTTGTTCCTGCTTGAGCATAATAACCTATCTCTGCAGCTCTTGCTTGTTGTCTAGCTAATGTTCCTTGCATACGAGAAAAATTAGCTTCTTCTAATTTTTGAGATTTATTAATTTCAGCATTGTAATTCATAATATCTTTATCTACTTCAGCTTGTTCAGCATTAGCTCTTAAAATTCTTAATCCAGAGCCAGATAATTCTGCTCCAGAAAATAATACATTGGTTTTTGTAGAGCCTTGAAGTTGTGCAAATTGTTTATCAAATTTTGCAATATCAAATTCTTTTTGTTGTTCAATAAGTTCAATTTCTTGTTCTGCTACTTGAGCATTACGATTTTGTATAGCTTTATTGTATCTACCAACCGCTGATGCTTGTCTTGCTGCTGCAACTTGAGTAGCTGCTGCTATATAAGGTGCTACTGGTGCTATAAAACTCATTAGAAAATCCTCGCATATCTGAAGTGATCTGAACCATCAAAACCATAATGTTTCATCAATCCTTC